ATGTGAACGTGTGGACCGGCTTTTTCAGCTCCAACACGGCGGCCTGGTTCGGGCTGTGGATGGGGTGTGACCCGGTGATCCTGTGCGGGATGGACTGCTACCAGGGAGAGGTCAAGTATTTCCACGAATGGACGCGCACGCCTGGCCTGGTCGAGTACCACAATCACCCATTGGATTTTTATATCCGGCCATGGGTCGAGGAAGGGCGCAACCTGTGCCCGCATCCAGAGCGATTGCGAGCCATGTCAGGGCCATTGGTGTCTATTTTTGGTCAATACCAGGTAAAAGATGAAATTATTAGCCCGGTTTATTGATGATTTCTTACTGGCGGCGGGGTGCCTGTGCATCCTGTACGGCCTGTCGATGTGGAGCGCGGTTGTCACCTGGATCGCAGGCGGGGCGATGCTGATCGGGTTTGGAGTGCTAATTGGAAAGGTTAAGGCTAAACAAAATGCTATTGACTGAGCTATTGAGCGGCAACCCGAGGCCGAAAGAAGACCAGAACGCCAGCCCGCGGGCGGATTACGCGCCCTCCTGGGGATATTCGACCAGCTCCGGCGAGAAAATCACGGTGGCGGCGTCGATGACAATTGCCACGGCGTACCGGGCGAAGAATATTATCTCGGATGACGTGGCAAAGATGCCTTTGCAGGTGATGCAGAGAGTCGGGCGGAATATACAGCAGGTCATGCCGGATGCGGTGACACGCAACATGGCGTATCTGCTGCAAATCAGCCCGAACCTGTGGGGATGGACTCCATTCCAGTTCAAGAAGGCGAATATCGAGTGGCTGCTGTTCTACGGCAACACGTACATCTGGAATCCAATCGTGGGGCCGCGGCAATTATTGATCCTGCCAGCCGACCGGACGCTACCGGTGTTCGATATGGATGGAAATTTGTGGTACCGGCACACGTTCAGCAACCAGGTCCCGGTGTATATCCCAGCGGTGGAGATCCTGCACCTGATGATCAACCCGGACGCCACCGGGTTCATGGGGCGAGGGGTGATCACGTTTGCGCGCGAGACATTCGGGCGGCAACTGGCAGCGCGCAAGACGCAATCCAAGTTCTTCGCCCAGGGGTTCATGCCAGCAGCCTATATCAAGATGGGCGGCGACCTGAACAAAGAGGCGCGAGAAAAGGTCAGGATGGCCTACGAGGAGCAGATGAGCGGCTCGGCCAACGCGTACCGGCTGGCGGTGTTTGACAACCGGGTCACGGAGTTCTCGCCGATTGACATTCAGCTCAAAGACGCGCAGTTTTTGGAGTCGATTGACGCCACCGACAGGGACATCTGCAACTTTTTTGGGCTTCCCGAGCACATGCTCAACCGGGGCAAGGAAGCCTACAACTCCAACGAGCAGAAGTATATCGAATACTTGCAAGGGACGCTGGACGCCTACCTGGTGCCGTGGGAGGAAGGGGCGCGCATCCGCTGGCTGTCGAGCGCGGAGCAAGCCAACACTTATTTCCGGTTCGTGCGAGAGTCTTTGTTAAGAATGGACTCCAAGGCACGGGCCGACGCGATGGCGGTACACATCCAGTACGGGATGATGACGCCCAACGAGGCGCGAGAAAAGGAAGACCTTTCGGCCTATCCAGGCGGGGACCGGCATTATATCCCTGCCAACTTGATGACGATTGGAGGTGGTAACGATGCCAGCAATCCGACCACATAGCACGGCGACGGACACGGAGAGCTCCTGGGATGGACCGGGCGAAGTGGCCGCGGCTCCAGAGGAAGAAGCCACGCTGCGCTATATGCACACCTGGGTCGACCCGGACGGAGATCCAGAGACGAAAAGCGCGTACAAGTTCCCGCACCACAAAGCCGGGACGGATACGGCAGCCAATATTGCCGGAGTCAACAACGCCCTGGCCAGGCTGTCCCAGGCGGATATTCCCGATGCGGACCGGTCTGGCGTGGAGGCGCACCTGCGCAAGCACCGCGAGGACGCTGGGCTGGAGGAGGAGGAGACGGAAGACAAGATGAGCCATCAAATCGTATCCAAGCACGAGCCGATCCGCTGCTTCGAGGGCAGCGCCAAGCCGCACGAGCCGTTCTGGACGTGGCACAACGCGCTGGACGCAGAGACAGAGCCGGGAACCGAGAGCGAGCCAGAGCTGGAGCTGTATGGCTATATCTCCGAGTTCTCGTGGTTCGATGATGACATCACGCCCAAGAGGTTCAGGCAGGATCTATATGCCTACGGCGGAGGGGGGCCGATCACGATCCGCATGAATTCATACGGCGGGGATGTGATCGCAGCCAGCATGATCCACACGTTCATCCGGGACTATCCAGGGCGGGTGACGGTGCGCATCGATGGCGTGGCGGCTTCGGCGGCGACGGTGGTGGCGGTGGCGGGAGACGTGATCAGGATGCAGGAGACGGCCTATTTCATGATCCATGACCCGCTGGTGGCGTTCATGTTTGCGGTGCTGAACATCGAGGAACTGACCCGGATGGTTGACAGCCTGGAGGCGGTCAAAGAAGGGATTTTGAACGCGTACCAGACCAAGACGGGGCTGAGCAGGCCGCGGCTGTCAAAAATGATGACGGATGAGACCTGGATGGATGCTCAGAAGGCGATTGACCTGGGATTTGTGGATGAGATCATCCGGGCGGAGAGGGCGATCCCGATTGACCTGGGGCAGAAAGCGGCGGTGATCAACGCGCTGCACAATTACGCAAACGTGCCGCCTGCCCTGTTGGAGTTTATTAATTCTAATGTTCCGGCGACCGATTCCAGCGAGTCGCTGCTAACAGATGAGACAATACGCGAGGCGCAGAGTCTACGCGAGAGAGTCGAAAAAATCATAAGGAAGGAGGAGTAGCAAATGCTTGATCTGAAACCCTATTTTGACGCGGTGAATGCAGCCGAAGCGGAAGTACAGCGCATTGCAAACGAGATTGATACGCTGTTCCGCGAGGGGACGGATGAGGGCACGGCGAACGCGCTTACACTGCGCCCCGCGCTGGACGAGGCACAGAGCAAACACGCCGAAGCCGTATCGCTCTATAACGCCATGCAACTGGCGAACCGGCCCAACGATGTGGCGCGCAATTTCGTGCCGATTACCGATACATCACCAGACCAGGCCGAAGGCAACCAGCCTACGGTCATCAAGCGCCAGGAATACGATGACATGTCGCTCGTGGACCGGGCGAATTTCATCCGCTCCGGCGGCAAGCTGGAGGGCTGATCTCGGTCCACCAGAGAACCAATTAAGGATAATCTGAGGAGGTTATCAAATGGCTAACACGTTAACGGGATTAATCCCAACCATCTATAAATCGCTGGATATCATTTTACGCGAGCTGACTGGCTTCATCCCGGCAGTGACGTTTGATGCATCCGGCGAGCAGGCGGCAAAAGATCAAACCATTGCCTGGCCGGTTGTACCGGCTGTGGCCGCTGGCAACGTCACTCCTGCGACAACCGGACCAACGCCAACTGACCAGACTATTGCCCCAGGGACCATGACGATCAGCAAGAGCCGCTCCGTGGTTTTTGGCTGGAACGGTGAGGAGCAAAAGAGCCTGGGCGGTCTTTACAATCAAATCCTGGTCGATCAATTCGCCCAGGCCATGCGCACGCTGGTCAACGAAGTTGACGCCGACCTGGCGGCGCTGTATATCTACGCCAGCCGGGCGTACGGCACGGCTGGGACCACGCCGTTTGACAGCACCAACAAGCTGTCCTTCATGGCGCAGCTTCACAAGATCCTGGCTGATAACGGCGCTCCGCTGAGTGATCTGCAACTGGTACTCGACACCACGGCTGGGGCTGCGCTGCGCACCCTGACCGAGCTGTGGCAGGCGAACACGTCCGGTGGCGATGAGCTGCTGCGGCGCGGTGTGCTGCTCGACCTGATGAACTTCGCGGTGCGTGAAAGCGCGCAAACCAAGCTGCACACCGCAGGCACCGGATCGGGATACCTGGTTGACCTGACCGCGGGTTATGCGGTTGGCTCTACCACGATCCACATCGATACCGGCACCGGCACGATGGTCGCTGGCGACATCTTGACCAACACCAAGACAGGCCGTGACACCAACAAATACGTGGTGGCGACCGGGCACGGCGGCGACGCGGATCAGAATGTGGTCCTGGCCAAGCCTGGAAATAAGGTGGCGTGGGTCAACAATGATCCAGTGGCAGTCGGCGCCGCATACCGGGCAAACATGGCTTTCAGCAAATCGGCCATTGCGCTAATGGCGCGCGTTCCGGCCATGCCGGAAGGCGGCGACGCGGCGGACGATGTGACGGTGATCACCGACCCGCAGACCGGACTCAGCTTCCAGGTGGCCATGTACCGGCAATACCGGCAGGTGGCGTTTGAGGTCGGGCTGGCCTGGGGCGTCAAGGCGGTCAAGTCTGAGGCTATCGCTATTCTGCTCGGCTAACAGGCTGAGATGACCAATAACAGGTGGCCGGGTTGAGGCCCGGCCCGGCCACGAGATTCTTTGCACTCAATCAGAGAGGTGAAAGATGCTAGATCAATTGTTAAAGCAGGAAAACAAAGAGGCCGTGAAGATCCGCGGATTCTACCGGGTGCACATCCAAAACCCGGACGGGGCAATCGTGGGCGATTCTGGCTGGCTGGAAAACCAGATCACGGACAGCGGGGTGCGCTATTACATGGCATACCTGCTGGGCGCGATTGCAGGCAGCTTGCAGGTGACGCACCTGGCCATCGGGAGCGGCACGGTCCCGGCGTCAAACGCCACATCCCTGGACGGCGAGGTGGTGAAGCGCCAGGCGGTCACGGCAGCTTCGAGCGGATCGACGGCGGTGCAGTTTACCGGGACGTTCAGCTCGACTAACAGCTTTGTGACCAACACGCAGAATATCTCGAATATCGGGCTGTTCAACTCCAGCTCAACGGGAACGCTGTTCGCCGGAAACACGTATGCGTCCAGCTCCTGCGCGACGAATCAGAATGTAAACACGACTTATACGATCACGTTCACGCGCTAGGAAGGCGCAGAGTGAGCATCGATGAGATATTACAAGCCAATGGAGGCATCCAGCTTGATATAGCCTGCGGAGCGAATAAGCAACCGGGTTATGTCGGGCTGGATGTCCAGCCCTTGCCAGGGGTAGATATTATTCACGACCTGAATGTCAAGCCCTGGCCGCTGCCGGATGAGTGCGTCCTGCGGGCGATTGCTTCGCATATCGTGGAGCATATCCCACCGGTGGCCGTCACAGAAACCGGTACCCGGTTTCTGTTTATCGAGTTTATGAACGAGGTATGGCGGGTGATGAAACCGGGCGGGGAGCTGGCGATTGCCTGCCCGCACGGGGCGTCGTCTGGATTCCTGCAAGACCCGACACACTGCAACCCGATCAACGAGACGACCTGGGCGTATTTTGATATGGATCACCCGTTTTATGGGTTCTATAAGCCGAAGCCGTGGCGGGTGAAGTTCATCAACTGGAATCCGGCGATGAATATCGAGGTGGTGCTGATCAAGGAGAGGATGGAAGATGTACCCGACGCCAGTTAGAGATTACCGGACGATCGTGGAGGACTCTGGCAATCCAGGGTATGTTAACCGCATCCTGATCGGGGTGCCGGTAACGGGGATGGTGCGGATCGAGTGGGTGCAGGCGCGCTACGGGCAGATGATTCCGGTCAACTGGTCCCAGGTGGAGGTGTTCCAGTTTATCGACGGATACCTGCCGTACCGGTACCAGGTCGACGAGGCACAAAATCTGATCGCCAAGATTGCGATAGACAAAGACTTTGAGTGGCTGCTGCTTTACGAGCATGACGTGCTGCCGCCACCGGACGCGTTCATGCGGCTGAATAAGTACATGCGAGAGGGCAAGGTCCCGATTGTCAGCGGGCTGTACTTCTCGCGGTCGTTCCCGTCCGATCCGCTTGCCTTCCGGGGGCGTGGCAACGGGGCGTTCTATAACTGGCATTGGGGCGATAAAATCTGGTGCGACGGGGTACCGACCGGGTTTTTATTGATCCACATGAGCGTGATCAAGGCGATGTGGGATGACAGCGAGCCTTACGAGCTGCACATCCAGAGCGGGCCGGTGCAGGTGCGGCGGGTGTTCAACACGCCACGCGACCAGTGGGTTGACCCGGAGCAGGGCTGGTACAACACGACCAGCGGGACGAGCGACCTGGAATGGTGCAGCCGGATAATGGAGGGCGATTACCTGCGCAAGGCGGGCTGGGGCGGGTTCCTGGACAGCCTGGAGGATAAGCGCTTCCCGTTTTTGATAGATTCGGATCTGTTTTGCAGGCATATCAACCCAGACGGGGTGACGTTCCCGCAGCCGGGGGAGATGAGGCAGTTTGCACCGGCTGAAGCCTCGAGTCCGCCACCGGCTGAAGCCGCGAGTCCGCCACCGGATTTGGGCGTGAGTGTATCGGATGGGGTAGGGATGGGCGAGGTGGTTGGGTGAGATATGGCTAATCGTGCAGCGCTAATCCGGGCTGAGAATGCTGGCCTGCCGGTAAAGCGGCGCGGGCGGCGTTTTATTGAGTTTGATTTAGGGAACGGTCAGACGCGCCATGTTGCCACGATTGAGCGCCTGCACAAAGCGGATAACACAACCGAGATTGATACTACCTGGGTTGCCGATACCGGAGCGTGGCAATGGCGAATATCCCAGGCTGACTTCCAGGTTCATGCAAGGGATATTTTCAACGCGGGTAACCTGCTGGAATGGCGGCACAGCAGCGGGGAATGGATCATCGTTGACCCGCAAAGCATCAACTGGATTAACGAGGTCAACTCAAGAGAACAGATCGCCATCAAGCAAGCGGTGACGGGTGTCGCCAATGATATGACGTTATCCTTCCCGGCTGGTTACGGACCGGGGAGGCACTTTGAATACACCGCACATCCCCAACGGCTTATCAAGCACATCACCATTGACAGCCTGGCTAACCTGCCAACGCCCACGATAACAGGCACGATAAACTTTGAAGCGGAGTGGTCGCTATCCACCAGTACGGGGATTGATTTCTACCTGGACGGGGTGAAGTGGGAGAAGGTCAACGGGGTGCGGGTTCGCACAGCCAACCGGATCGAGTTCCGCAATACCGCCAATACAGAAACGCTGTGGTATGCGGATGCTCCAGTGGCGACGGATGCCAATGGAGAAACGGTAAATTGCCAGTATGAAGTCAGGCGGCAGGGCGGGCCGTCGGCGCTGTTTATCACGGTGAGAGTGCCTAAGACTTGGATTGACACAGCGGCATTCCCGATCCAGATTGATCCCACGTTTACGGATGGATACGGCGGGGATGTAACAACCGCAAAAGATACGGGGGTAAATAGCACCGCAGCGACATACAACTACGGCACATATGTGCGATTAATGCAATCCAGCAGCGACGCATTACGGGCATTATTGGAGTTTGATTTATCGTCAATCGCCAGCGGATCAACCTGTGGATCAGCAACATTTTATAGTTATCAAGTGCTGACAAACAGTGCCGGGGCTACCCTCACAATTTATTCGATAGCTTCTGGAAATGCGGCCTGGACAGAGGGAGCGCAAGCAGGGGCGCTTGCAGCAGCGGGAGAACCTTGCTGGAACGCATTAGCTGCTGATGGAGCCGGTGGTGTAACAACAGCCTGGGCTGGATCGGCGGGGTTATCCACCAGCGGGACGGACTACGAAGCAAGCAGCATTGGGTCTTTTACAGTTGGAACAAGCGATCCGGCAGGCACACAATATACTGCCGCTCTTACTACAACTCGGGTAGCCGGATGGTTCGGGGCATCTAATACCAATTACGGCATACTCATTCGCAATCAGAGTACTTTAGAACTTGGGAGATTAGCAACATCTGACGACGGTACAACTGGTCGGCGGCCTAAGTTGGTGGTGGATTATACGGAGGTAAGCGGGGATTATTCTGTCGCAAAATCGGAAGGCGTGACGCTGGGTGAATCCAGGACGGTGGCGCTATCGGATGCGGAAGCAGCCAAGTCAGAAGGGGTGACATTAGGGGAGACGGCGGTCGCCGATGTGGAGATCACTGCCAGCCTGAGCGACGGCGTGACGCTGGGCGAAGCGGTTACGGTGGTATTGGATGATCTGGCGATCAGCAAGTCAGAGGGGGTGACATTAGGGGAAGCGGTAACGGCCAGCCTGCCAGATGCGCTGGCAGTCAACGCGGCGGACGGGATTACAGCAGGCGAGAGCAACGCCCAGGCATTGGGCGACCTGGCGGTGAGCAAGGCCGAAGGGGTGACGCTGGGAGAGGCTGCGGCGGCGGCCATTGCCGATGATTTAGCGGTGAGCCAGAGCGAGGGTGTGACGCTGGGGGAAAGCGCAAATGCAAGCGTTGGAACGTTGCCGGACCAGGAGATTGCAGCCAGCGATGAGGTGACGCTGGGGGAGAGCAACGCACAGGAGCTGGTCAGCTTTATCAGCAAGAGCGATGGCGTTACAGTCGGCGAGGCGGCGACGGTCGACCTGCGGGCGGCGTGGTATAACCCGGACAGCATCACGGCCAATACCGGCTCGATAGTATCCGGCACGATTGAGGACACATGGAGCGATAACGGGGTCAAGCTGCAACTGTCCGAGGTGATCGGGACGCCGGGCTTCGATTACGATTTCTATTTCTATGATGTGCCAGCGGACGCATACAGCCTGACAATAAACGGCTACTACCAGGGCAACGCGGGGCACAACGTCAAGATCCAGCAGTGGAATTTTACGACAGAAGCATGGACGAACCTGACGGCGGAGACGGATGATTTCCCGGCCACGACCAGCGACCAGAATTACCAGTTTGCACTATTTGGAGGCGCAAACTACAACAGCGGCGGCCAGGTAAGAATCAAGATCATCCACACGACGGCGGGCAGCAACACGCACAATTTCTTTGTCGACCAGATGGCGATGAGCAGCCAGAACCTGGCGGTGCACCTGCCGGATGAGGGCGTGACGCTGGGCGAGTCTTATGCCGTGGCAATGGCGGACGACCTGGCGATATCGGTTAGCGACGGGGTAACGGTCGGGGAAGCGGCCAATGTGCTTTTAGAGGTGCTGGGCGAGCTGTATGTAACTGTCAGCGATGGGGTAACAGTGGCAGACGGCGGGGCAATCATGATGGGCGACCTGGGGATCATGATTGATCCGGCTGACCTGATTTACTGGACGGCGGGAGTCGAGGTGGTCTGATGACGATTGCTCACGATGCCACCAGCAACGCCACACCAGGGACCAGCACCCTGTCCTGGACGCACACACCAGTGGGAACGCCGCGGGGCGTGATCGTTTTCGTAATGCAGTATAACAATGGGACAGACCAGGTGACAGGTGTGACCTATGGCGGCACAGCCATGACCGAGGTGACCGGCTCGCCATTGCTAAAGACTAGCGGCGAGGCGATGGCAGTATATGCTTATTTCCTGGGGGCTGCGGTGCCCGCCGGTGCACAGACGGTGCAGGTGTCGGTCAATGCGACGGGAAGCGATAAGGCGGCGGTGTGCTTCACGGTGACCGGGGCGGATACGATTGCGGTCCAGGAAGCGGACGCAACGATCACATCGGATTCGGTGGAGAATCCATCCACGGCGCTGGCGCTGGGCGGTCGGGAGGCGTTTTGCGCGATTGGATTCTGCGCGGGCGGCGTCAATGTGGCGGCAATCACGCCGCTGACCAACTGGACCAGCTCGTATGAGTACGATGCGGGTGCAGAGCAACTGGCGGCTTATCGCTACAATATTATTGGCACGACAGACGTAACGGCGGGCTGGACTCAGGGGGCAGATGATGCGCTGGCGATTGCGATTGCA